CATTGGCGAAATATCTGGCGTTTTATAAAGGTCGTTCTCTGGCCTGGACTCAAGCATTGCAGGATGAGTTCATGGAATTAAAGAAAGATATGGAATCTGTCAGTTCAGTAAATTTAAATATTGAAACTGAGCAGGAATCTTATCTTAATGGGGCGTGGCGCGTCCGGGCAGGTGTCTAATGCCAACCGATGTCAAGCCAGTTGAAATGCCTATTATTGGTTATTATGACCAGCAAAGATTTAAACAATTTAATCCATCAGATTGCGCAAATTGGTATCTGGTTGATGATGAGTTAGGTAAGAAAAAAATAGCAATGTATCCTACTATGGGTAGACGGCATATTCATTTGCAGGATCAAAACAAACTTATTTTTGCTGCAGAGCCAAGAGCAATATTTCATAGTGTTAATTATTCTTATATTGTCGTTCTTGATGCTATTTTTCGAGTAGATAAATTTTTTAATGTACTTGAAATTAGCCAAGGAAAAGTTACAACACTGGATGGTGATGTATTTTTTGATTACCTTGTCACGCCAAGCATTACTTTTGCTGCTTTTGTAGATGGTCAGAATATTTATGTTTATCGGGAAGATACTGGCGCATTTGATATTCAGTCAGGTATAGGCGTTCCAACGAAACCAAAATTTATTGCTGCATTTGGCAATCGTTTTGTTGTTTCGCAAGCAGAAAGCTCTCAGTTTAATTTATCTGAAATTAATCTTGGTGGTAATTCTTATCTGCCAACTATGTCTTTTAATATTGCCGGATTTGCAGTATTTGCGCAAGAAAGCGGAATTATACGGCAAATGGCAGTCTTGCATAATACGCTCTATATTTATACTGATTTCACGACAGGTGTATGGTCAAATAATCCTTCGAATTTTTTTTCTACTGGCGGAGTGAAAACTACATTTCCTCTTACAAATAACAAAACCTATGCATGGGATTTTGGCATGGCCGACCCGAAAACGCTTTCGGTTGGTTTCAGTATGCTTACATGGCTTGCTCAAAATAGTGAAGGTATTATTCAGGTCATGTCTAGCTCTGGCGATAAGCCAAAACGAATCAGCACAAGAGCAATTGATATTTTATTTCAACGAAATTATCGACAGGGAATTGTCGGCGCATTAAGTCCATTTTTAAATGGGAATGCGAATGGTTTTCTATATCAATGGGAAAATACTATTTTTTATCGTTTATCGGCTGGCGATTATTCAGGTACAGGCTTACTCGATCAGGATCAGAACGCAAATAGTATTGAATATAATTTTGAAACAGATACATGGCATCGCGTTATTGAGAAAAATGGTGAACGAAATCGCATACAACAACATACTTTCTTTAATAACACGCATCTTGTTACTGTACAGGGTGATAAAACTGTCTATGAAATGTCTGGTCAGTTTTATGATAATGAAGTAACTAATCCAGATCAACCGGATAGTCAGGCAACTGATGCATATATTCGCGAACCATTCAGGTATGAGCGTGTTACCTCGATTATATCATTTCCAGACTATGGTGAATTTATTACACCGTGGGTTGAGATTGATTTTGTCTGGGGTGAAAACTTTACTTTCTTCTCGGAATCGCCATTTGCCAATGCGCAATTTTTAATTGATGAAGATGCGGTTGGTGGTGAACCTGTTTATTTAATTGATGAAGATGCGGTTGGTGGTGAGCCGGTTTATTTAATAGCGGATGAAGGCAATACGCCTCAGATAAATGAAGCGACTTACAATCAATTATACAAGCCGCATATTGAACTTTATTGGTCAGACGATGGTGGCATTTCATTCTTTGCCGCTGATGTTCTTGAATTTAGTCAAATCGGTGTTTATCAATGGCGCATGAGATGGTATCAACTCGGTGCATCAAGGAATCGATGCTATAAGCTAATATGCGTCAGCTCGTCGCCTATCGTCATTCTTGGCGGTATTATGGTTTTAGAGAGGTGCAGCGGTGGAGCTTCCTGAAATTAAGAAAATTCAAATGCAGGATTTGGACAGATGGTTTTCTACCTTGTCAGACGGCATTAATTATAATTTACAGGAAATTGAAAAAGCACTTCCGGCATCACTAGGAGCGGATAAGAACTTATCAACTATTGATACCCCGCCAATACAGTATTTGAAAAATGCATTAGATGGCTTAGTTGATAATTTAAATAAAAATTTAGGTGGTTTATCATCTGAATTTGCTAAAATGGATAAACGTATCAAGTCACTGGAAGACGCGATTACGAAAAAAGGAGCATAAGGATATGGCCTTCGGATTAGATGCAATTGGCGCAGTGCCTGGAATGATTCATTCATTTTGGAACCCGCAAGAGGGTTATGAAGATGCTGCGAAAGAATATGAAAAATATTACAACGAAGCAAAAGGCGCGCAGGAACCGTTTAGGCAAAATGGTCTTGATCAAACTGGTCGTTTAAATACTGCTGAAAATAATTTGCTTGATCCATCTAAGCTTTTGAGCGAATGGATGGATAAGTACAAAACTTCTCCTTATGCTCAGCGCTCTATGCAAAATGCTTCGGCTTCTGGCCTAGATGCTGCAAGCTCACAAGGCTTATTGGGTAGCTCAGCTGCTACTCAGAATATCCAGCAATCATCATCCGATATCATGAATAAAGATCGTTCGGAATATCTGCAGGATTTAATGAAAAAATACATGGCTGGAGTGGGAATAGGCAAAGATATGTATGGTATTGGCGCGACAACAGCTGGGAATATGAGCAATCAGGCTATGCAAATGGGCGGAGCAATGGGTCAGGCAAAATATGGCGCTACAAATGCACCGGGTGACATGGCTAGAGATTTAATTTCTGCCGCAGCCAAAGCTTATGGTGGCGGAGGAGGAGCTTAACATGGACGCAAGATTACCAATTTCCGCACCTAATCGTTCTTTTGATGATGTTTTTGATTATCTGGAAAAAGTACGCGCCAGAAAAGCAGGTCAACCATTAAAGGATGCTCAGGCTAAAAATGAATTGGCTCAGGCGAGTCGTAATGAAGAATTGGCTAAACTTCCTTTTGGTGGTCGGGAAATGCCCGGGGCTGCAGGTAAAGCTTTAGCTGTTGAAATGATAAAGCGTAAATATGGTGAAAATAGCCCTGAATATCAATCAACTAAAAAACTTTACGATCTTGAAACACGCAGAGCCGAACAGACAATGGCTTATCAGCAATCATTGATGGACACGCAAGGCAAACGTTTTGCCACGCCAGAAGGAAAACGCGCTCAGGAAGAAGCTGAAATAGATCAGGGTGTTATGCCAGGTTCCGCTGTAGGTAATAGAACGGGTACTACATTAAGACCTGACCAGCAAGAACGTTTGAAAGGAATGTATAAATTAAAAGATTTAAAAGATGTTACTGATACTGGAGTACGTCAACGAATTTTATATGGAAAGAATGTTGAAAAAACTGTTGATAATTTAAATGTGGATAATCTTACAACCTATTCAGGATTAAAGGGCGCGACTGAATTGGTTAAAGATTCTTTGGCTTCAGCGCAAGGAAATGCTTCTCCAAAATATATTGCCTACAAGGAATCATTGGTTGCTGCTAATACATTGGCAAAACAAGTTAGGCAATTTTATGGAGATTCAATCACACCTTCTGTACAAAATGATTTGAAAAAATTAACTAATTCATCTTCATGGATTGAAGATCCAAAAGCAGCTAAAGCACGTTTCAATAAATTTAAACATATATTAAAAACAGAAATGAAAACATTTACTTCAGCTGCTAAAAATGCAGATATTTATGATGAAACTCCAGAAGAAGGAACCGCTCCCGCGCAACCTGCATCTGGACTGACGTATAATCTTGCTACAGGAGAATATGAATAATGGGAATGGTTAATGTGAAATTGCCTGATGGCACTATGCAACCAATGTCCTATCCTGATGACTGGTCAAAAGATCAGATCAAGGAAGCTATTCATAAAAAATTTCCTACTCCTGATCAAGGCATGTCATCACAAGCACAGCCTACGGCACCGCAAGCGCAGCAACAGCAAGGAAGTGCTTATCAGGACTTCATGAACCCAAAAAAAGTTGATTCGCAAGGTCAGCCAATGGTTGAAACTTTTATGGGAAGAATGCCAGAAAATCCACAGGAATTTAAAGGTGGCACACCTGAAAATAAACAATTTACCGAGGATTTAATTAATTCTTCTGGTGGTGGCCCAGGCATAAAAATGGTTGCTCAGGCTCCATTTAAATTAAGTCTGAAAAATATTGTTAAAGGTATT